CGAGAGCAACGGCTATTGAAGAAGAAGGTGTCCCAGGCTCCGAGGATGACGAGACAACTCCCCCCCACCCCGTTGAAGAGCAAGAATCCCTTAATATAGAAATTGTGGAAGACTAAAATGAAAGTATCCAAATCCCAACTTAAGCAGATTATCAAGGAAGAGATAGAAGGTTCTTCGGAGATAATCGAATTATTAAAAGACATTTCATACAAACTAGATCAGGGCCCCGAACTAAAAGAAATCATAGCTGCAATCGACCGCGTAGATGGCTCATTAGATTATGTGGCGTCTGCATTAACTGGTATGGCTCCGGGTACTATCGGCTCCATGCAAAAAGCGCTGGGTAGATATTATTCTCCTCCGACGCGAAGGTCTATAGATCCGACCGACGTAAATATCAAAGATGATGGATGAGCTTTCAACTAGACAAAAAGCAGCAAGTCAAAGAGATTCTCAAGTGTGGCAAGGATCCGTCTTATTTTCTTAAAACATATGCTCGAATTTCTCACCCCATGCATGGGCTTATTTTATTCGATACCTACAACTTTCAAGATGACCTTCTTCGAAGTTTTAATGATTATCGCTTTAATGTCATCTTAAAAGCACGTCAGCTAGGTATCTCAACGATCACCGCAGGGTATATTGTATGGATGATGTTGTTTCACCGCGACAAAGCCATCCTTGTGATGGCAACAAAATTTGCGACAGCAGGAAACCTCGTAAAGAAAGTCAAAGGAATCATGAGGCAACTCCCAAATTGGCTTAAGATTGCTACAATTGAAGTAGATAACCGCAATTCTTTTGAGCTTTCCAACGGTTCTTCGATTAAAGCAGCATCTACTTCTGGTGATGCTGGTCGTTCGGAAGCTTTGTCGCTTCTCGTTCTCGACGAGGCCGCCCACATTGAAAATTTAGAAGATTTATGGACAGGTTTGTATCCCACGCTATCGACGGGCGGCCGTTGTATTGCCTTATCAACACCCAATGGTGTTGGGAATTGGTTCCATAAAACCTGTATTGATGCTGAAGATGCCGCAAATAATTTTCATTTAACAAATCTTCCGTGGAACGTGCACCCGGAAAGAGATGAAGAATGGTATAAGAAAGAGACCAAGAATATGTCTAAGCGACAGATTGCACAAGAGCTGGAGTGTAATTTCAACACCTCTGGCGAAACAGTTATAGATCCAGATTGTATGGAGTGGATGCTATCGATGGTTAAGAAACCCAAGCACCGCACAGGCTTTGATCGTAATTTTTGGATTTGGGAAGAGTTTGATCCTACTTGCAATTATTTAATGACAGTCGATGTGTCGAGAGGCGACGGCGCCGATTACTCCACATTTCAGATTCTAAAGATAGAAACATTAGAAATCGTTGGAGAATACCAAGGAAAGCTCACACCAGATTTATACGCCAATATGCTTAATCAAGTTGGCCGAGAGTTTGGAAACGCGATGATGGTAGTAGAAAATAATAATATTGGCTATACAGTGCTTGACAAACTCGTAGAATACGGTTATCCTAATATATATTATTCTATTAAATCAACACACGAATACATCGAGCAGCATCAAGCAGAAATTCGCAACTCCGCAGTCGCTGGTTTTACAACTACGATGAAGACACGCCCTCTCATAGTTGCAAAATTAGAAGAGTTTGTAAGAAACAAACTAATTAAAGTGTATTCTTCACGGCTAGCAAACGAAATGAAAACTTTTATTTGGAAAAATGGCAAACCCCAGGCAATGAAAGGCTATAATGATGATTTAATTATGGCTCTCGCAATTGCTTGTTGGGTGCGTGATACGGCACTCCAATCAAGCGCAAGAGATTTAAACTATCAGAAAGCTTTTGTTGATGCAATCATTACAACCAAGACAACCATGAATACAAAAATTAGTGGCCAACAAGGATACAAGAAAGATGGCGTCTTTGAGCAAATGAGTGAAGCAGAACAACTTTATGAACAATATAAATGGATTATTAAGTGAGATTATAAATGGCATTACCCGACAACAACCCAGCAAATAGTCAATCAGGATTATTTAAAGCATTAACGCGACTTTTTTCAGGACCGATAGTTAGCTATCGTTCTCAATCTGGTCGCAGAATTAGACGACAACACCTTGACAAATTTGGTTCAAGATTTAAGTCAGCATCCGGCCAACAATTTAAGAAGACATTATATAGCCCATTAGATAGAATTGCCTCAAACGCAATCGGAAACCAGCGGCGCTCAGAACGTTATGTAGATTTCGATCAGATGGAGTATATGCCAGAGATTGCCTCCACAATGGATATCTACGCAGACGAGATGACGACCTATTCAGAGTTACGACCCATGTTAAACATCAAATGCCCCAATGAAGAAATTGAAGCAGTGTTGGGGATCTTGTTTGATAATATTCTTAACATCAAATATAATCTTTTTGGCTGGGCGCGCACAATGTGTAAGTATGGCGACTTCTTTTTGTATCTCGACATCGATGAAAAGTTTGGTGTCCAATCTGTAATTGCGCTACCAACACAAGAAGTAGAAAGATTAGAAAGCCAAGACTCTACAAACCCTAATTACATTCAATACCAATGGAACTCTGCTGGTATGACTTTTGAAAATTGGCAGATCGCACATTTTCGTGTGCTAGGAAATGACAAGTATACCCCATACGGAACTTCTATTTTAGAACCATCACGCCGTATCTGGCGGCAATTAGTACTCATGGAAGATGCTATGATGGCATACCGCGTTATCCGTTCATCTGAGCGACGTATGTTTAAGATTGATGTTGGAGGTATTCCTCCGCAAGATGTTGAACAATATATGCAGAAGGTTGTGACAAACCTTAAGCGACACTCTGTAGTGGACCCAACGACAGGTAAGATCGATCTTCGCTATAATCCAATGAGCATCGAAGAAGACTACTTTATTCCCGTGCGCCCCGGTTCTGCCACAGACATTCAGAACCTTGCTGGCGGAAGCAACACCACCGATATTGATGATATCAAATATTTACGCGACAAGCTTTTCTCTGCGCTCAAGATCCCCCAGTCTTATCTCACGATGGGCGAGGGCGCCGAAGAAGATAAGGCAACCCTCGCACAAAAAGACATTCGGTTTGCAAGAACCATTCAGAGACTACAAAGAGTTATTATCGCAGAACTTACAAAGATCGGCATTATCCATCTCTATACGCTAGGCTTCAGAGGCGACGATTTATTAAGCTTTGACCTCACTCTAAATAATCCATCAAAGATTGCCGAGCTTCAAGAGATGGAATTTTGGAAGAGTAAGTTCGACATTGCGGGAGCAGCTACAGAAGGCTACTTCTCACGGCGCTGGGTCACTGAACACATCTTCGGCATGTCCCATGAAGATTTCATTCGCAATCAACGCGAGATGTATTATGATCGCAAGCACGATGCAGCGCTACAGCAGGTTGCAGAAGCCGCAGCCGCAGAAGGCGGAATGGGTGGCGATCTCGGTGGCGAAGACCTCGGTGGCGATCTCGGTGGCGATCTCGGTGGTGAAGACCTCGGTGGCGATCTCGGTGGCGAAGAGATGCCCGCCGGAGAAGCCGGCGGAGAAGAAGAATCAACACTCCTCGCAGTTCCCCCGGGGTCTCGTAACGAGCCCCGACTCACCCCTGGTGCCAAGGGAAAAGTAGATTATCCCAAGAACGGCCGAAATGACCGTCGCGTTGCTGGCGCCCGCAAACGTCACAATGCTGCAAAGTGGGTGAGAGAGAAAGGTAGCGGCACAATACGAAATACTCTCCCAGGAAAGCGTGACATTGAAGCTCTAATTACAATGGATGGCGCCGCAATAGGTATTAATGAAAATGATCAATCTATTTATACAGGAGAAATCTCGGAAGAAAATCAATTGTTTCAAGTAAATGATTCTATTCGAGATCTTATTGCAGGATTAGAAAACCAAACTCAAAAGACGCCGGAGCAACAGAATGAAGACAAGACATAATAAAAAAAGAAACACTGCTTTTGTTTACGAAGTTCTCGTTAGAGAGGCAACGGTTGCAATGCTAAAAAAAGAGACCAAACGTTGTAACACCGCAGCAAGACTTATCAAGAAGCACTTTAGAGAAGGCTCGCTGCTTAGAAGAGATCTAGAGTGTCACCGCTCTCTCTATGAAAATCAGAACCTCGACGAGAAAGTTTCTGAAAAGATTCTCAGAGAAGCCAAGATTGCTAGTCGTTTAATTGATCCTGAAGGATTATTTAAAGAACAAAGCGCGCTAATTCATGATGTCAATAAAGAACTTGAACCCTCTGTGTTCGGAAATTATGTTCCTAATTATAAAACGCTCGCATCGATAGCGCAGATTTTTTCAGATAAAATCTCCCCAAAGAATCAAGTTATTTTAGAAGGTGAAATTATTAAAAATATGACGAACTCGTTAGAGAAAACTATAACTATAGATGATATTGACAGTGTGGTAATTAAATCATTTACAAAGAAATTTAATAATAAATATGAAACAGAACTTCTTGATGAACAGAAAAAACTTCTGACTTATTATATCTCTTCGTTCGCCGATAATGCACTTGAGCTTAAGACATTTTTGAATGAAGAGATCGCAAGATTAAAGCTGCAACTCAAAGCCGCAAAATCGATACGAGAGATCCAAAGCGATCCCGATATGATAGAAAAAACCGAACAGGTGATAGCACACCTAAATGAGTTTTCTAAGCGATCCGTAGATGATGAGTTGCTGTTAACAGTGATGAAAACACAAAGCCTTGTGAAGGAGATCTATTCAGATGGCAATAACAGTTAGAATAGGCGAAAAAGCTGATGATGCTGTCGTTCGTTTAGAACTAAATGTTCGCAAGAGCATGAGTGGCGACCTGATGATTTTTGATCATGGAGACATCGATATTGTTCTATCAACAAATAATAACAAAATCACAGCATTTCCAAAAGAAACAATGAATAATCTTGTGTATGGAGCACAAAACAGACTCTTTGCCCATCTTCGCAAGAAAGGTTTAGTAATCGGAGACTCTATTCAAGCTGGTTCGTTTTATGGTTCGTTTGAAGCGTTAATGGAAACAGCATCAACTGAAGAGCTTAGCACACCAAAGATGGCACTGATCAATATCTCTAATTTTATTGATGAAGAGCGCCCATACTTTGAGTCGACAGAGGCGATTGTCTCGATGGCAGAAGATGAGTTCCTTCATCCCGAAAAGGAAGACTCGACAGAGCTTGGTGAAGTTCCGCACTCTGATGAGCAAGGCTCAATCCGTCAAGGATTTATCCGAGATCCCTATTCATTGAGTTATCTGTATACGATTTAGGAGCCTTCTATGTTATGTCTGAAATGAAATTGATAATGGAGCGATGGGATAATTATTTGGATCACGACGCTGCGATGTTGCCAGTGTCGGAGGCTAGAACCGCTCAATCCGTTTTAGACTTAGCTACTGCCGCAGAAACCCAATTGAAACAAGCAACAGACGAGGCGACCCGGAAAAAGTTACTCGCTTCTATATTTGTAGGCGTCAGTCTTCTCGCGGCGAGTATTTATCTTGCACCATTATTGGCCGGGATCCTCCCAACCCTAGGGGTCAAAGCTTCTACTGTTGGAATAATAGCAAGATTTCGTGAGTCTGGCGTTGGAGGGTTTTGGAACGCTCTTGATGATGACGTTAAAGAAGCAGTTGTGGATAAATTGCCTGACTATAAAGGCAAACTAAGCGATATCGGGTCCAAAATGATAGAGAAGCTTTTACAGATGCCCGACACCGAATCTGCGCAGGTAGACTTTTTGCAAGCCCTTGATTTACCTGACAACTTAGACGATATGCTTAATGATGATGTTTATGATGCAGTTGTTGAGAGGATTAAAAGTCGGCTAGCGTGGCTCGCTAGCGCAGGACAGGATTTAGACGAGCCTTCACTAGCTTTAGCATCAAAATTGTTAAGAGACCAATTCGGCCTGTACGTGCAAAAGCAGAACACCAAGGTAGCGGGCCTTTCAGAACAACAATGATAGAACTATTAACATTTATATTAGCAGCCTACGGGCTCACCCAAATTCTAGTATACGGCAAAGTTTTAGAGGGATTAAGGCCAACTACTGGATGGCTGGGCCAACTATTTAGTTGCCCCATGTGTATGGGTTTTCATGTAGGGTGGATTTTAATGTTACTTTCTCCCTACACAGAACTATTTAATTTTGATGTAACGCCCGTAAATTATTTTATTTTAGGATCGTTATCGTCTGGAACATCCTATATATTAAATATGACATTTGGAGATGAAGGTTTGAAACTATTTAAAACCATAGAGGTAAAAAATGAATAATTCTTGGACACAAAAATGGATGTTGCAACCAGTAAGGAACTGTTGTAAAGGTTCTATATTCACGCGGGTGGCGCCCGCAACATTGCAAGGAAATAAATTATGAAAGAAATAACTGAATCACAATTAAAAGAAATGGCAGCCGAAGAGCTTCAATTGATGGTAGAAAATGGAGAAATAGACGAAGGAGTTTTTGGGAGAATGGCCACCCGAGCAAAAGCCGGCGCCGCTGGGCTTGGCGGCAGAGTTAAAGGGGCTGCACAAAAAGGAGTCGGCAAGCTAGCCGGCGTTGCCGGCATGGAAAAGGTTGCAGCCCAGGCCCAGAAGGCCGGTGAAAAAACACAAGCTGCAGCAATAGGAAAGAGCGAGGCTATTAAAGCAGTTCGAACTGTAAAAGTGCACATGAACGCGCTTAAAACAGATTTGGACAAATTAGGGGTTGACACAAACACTGGTCCTGTTGCTACCATTATAAAGAAGATGGAAGCACTGATGACTGGAACACTAGCCAAGAAGGCTGGAATGGCATAGGGACAAACAATGGGTAAAAAAGTATTATTACGAGAATATTATGCACTCTGCGAGGGCGGCGTATGTCAAGATCTTCTTACCGAAGAAGAGAAACGTTTTGTTGCTAGCGGCGGCATGATGTTATCTGGCAAGTTACAAGAAGCCGATATTCAAAACGGCAATGGTCGCGTATATCCATATAACGTTTTAATGCGCGAGGTCACCAACTATAAAAAATTAGTAAAAGAACGCAGAGCCCTCGGAGAATTAGACCACCCAGACGATTCAGTTATTAATCTTAAGAACGCTTCTCATATGGTCACAGACGTGTGGATGGAAAACACGGCAGTGATGGGAAAAGTTAAAGTCTTAGACACCCCTTCGGGCAATATTTTACGTGGGCTTGTAAACAGTGGCGCCCAGCTTGGTATTTCATCCCGAGGCATGGGTTCCGTAAGTGAGGCAAAGGGACAGACTATTGTAGAAGATGACTTCCAACTTATCTGTTTTGATTTTGTATCCGAACCATCAACTCCCGGCGCATATATGATGAAAGAAGCAAAAGACTTAAGTGTTCCAAATGTTTTTACAAAAGCAGATCGAATTAATCGATTATTAAACGAGGTTTTAGAAAAATGAAAAAACAAAAAATAGAGAGCGTACAACAAGATTTATTGAGACTTATAAAAGAAGAAATAGAAATAGCAAAAATGAATCAAGAGCTTGTCGAACAAAGAAAGGATTTCTATAGTCTCATAGCAATTGCTTTAATTGAAGAAAGCACTGGTAAACCATGGGATGATCCCATGCTTTTAGATGAAGGCATCTGGTCCACATTAAAGCATTGGACCAGCAAGCTCGGTTCCCTTGAAAAGGGCGGTAAATTATTTGGCGGCAAAAAAGAAAAAGCCAAACAGTACGCAGCTAAAGTTGCGCCGGCTCTTAAGTCAGCTTCGGGGCAAGCAGTGCAAGGTCTTCTTGATCAGCTTAAAAAAGAACACGGCGATTTCCCAAACAATAAAGAGAACGAAGATTTTTCCAATGCATTAGAAGCTATCGCTGCCTCCTATGATTCCGTTGCCGCTGCTGTAAAGGCAGGCGAAATGGAAGCGGTCGCAGCTAACGAATTAATTGGTGCGCTCAGAAACGTTGTTGAATACTACAGGGATAATGAACTGTCTGATGTTTATAAGCACTTTAAAGAAGGAGAGGAACTGGAAGGCGACGTCCTTAATGAAGTAAATTTAAACAGAATGATTAGGCTTGTGCAGAGTGGCGACATGAGTGCGATGGATGCAATTAGCCAAATTGAACAAGCGCCCGGCGTTCGCGGCCGCACAAAGCGCGCCGTAATCGACCAGCTTAAAGGCATTGGTAAGAGTACGTCTGATGCAGCCGCCGCGGCCAGGGCAGCGGCAGCCCCCGGAATCCCCGGTGGTGGCGCGGCGGGGGGAATGCCGATGACGCCCCCCACCGTTACTACTCCACCTGCACCGAACCTAGGACAGTCTATGCAACCCAACCTGGGCACTTCTCCAAACTTTACAGGCGCAGCCCAAGGAATCGGCGCAACAGGCCTGAGCACCGGAGCAACAGTCGCATATTGGGCAGGTGTTTTAGGAATTGCCGCAGTAGCTAGCGGTGTCGCAGTCGCAGCTTTGAGGGCGAAAGGACGCCACTCTTCGCGCACACAACAATTCGGCGCCTTGCTAGCCTCGATGACAGATGTTGAGTCACAAACCCCGGTAATAGATAAAATCATCGTTGACCCGCCGCAACCACCCGGCCCCGGCCCGGGCGGCACACCACCCGGCCCCGGCCCGGGCGGCACACCACCCGGACCAACTCCACCAGCCGGCGAAGGAATTTTTGTTTATAAAGGAGTCGCAGGTAAAGGTCTTCAAAGTACTTTAGATAAAGCTGGCATTCCTGGCAATATTAAATCGATTGTTCTTAAGCATGTTGCCGCACAACTTAAGAAGCAGGGGCTCACTGTTCAAGAATTAAAGAGCCATGGCTTCCCGCTTAATCTTTTGGTTGAGGAATCTCCGGCCGACGAACCGCCCGAGGAAGAAGAAGAATCTGAGACTACTGATAAGCGCAAATCTGCTCCCGAAGGTACTCAGGCTGCGTTGCAGCAAAAGAAAGTAGGAACTTCCGGCGCCCCACAAGTTGGTGTATATAATCACCCTGCTGGAAAGCAATATAGCCTTAATCAAGCACTGCAAGATGCTGATTATGCTGGAGAAGATTTAAGTAAATTGATGGATATGATAGCGGCTTGGGGGAAGGCTCAAGGACTGAAGATTAATGAAAATGCATTAAGAGGCATTTTAGATAATGTTCTTTCCGAGGCAAGAATCGCACGTTGGAAACAATTATTGCGAGGATAACATGAAGAAATCAGATCTTAAACAATTAATCAAACCACTGGTTAAAGAGTGTATTCACGAAGTTCTTTTAGAAGAAGGTCTTCTGTCGAATGTCGTATCGGAAGTAGTGAAAGGCATGCAACAAAACGTTATTGTCGAGGCAAGGCAGAAAAAGTCCGACACTTTGTTTAACGAACAGCAGCAATTAAACCGTAAAACAAATGAGTCGAGATCAAAACTAAAAGAACATAGGAAAAGCCTAATCGACTCTATGAACAAAGAGGCATACAATGGTGTCAATCTTTTTGAAGGCTCTGAACCGTTACAAAATAGACAATCCAACCAGGGCGCCCCCGATCTTGGAGATCGTAGGGATTCTGGGGTAGACATCAGTTCGCTTGTGGGCAATTCATCTGTAATCTGGCAGGCAATGAAATAGGAACAGAGATGGCGAAAGCAGGACATGTAAAAGTTACAGCAAAAGAGTGTCGAGGGATCCCCGAAAGAATGATTCGGAGGTTTACTAAAAAAGTTAAAAAAGAAGGCGTTCTAGAAACAGCAAAAGGTCGACGTTATTATAAAAAACCTTCTGTTGCCAAAAAAGAAAAGCGTATTAAGGCCGAACGCCGCCGATTGCGAGAAGAACGAAAACGTAAAAGAGCGCAAGAAAGACGCAATAGAAAAATTTAGAGACTATTTATAATGAATATTTATAATTTAGGAGTTTTATAATGGCGAATTATCAAATGTGGAATACTTGGGGAAGGACAAGAAGTCCAAAAAACCTGAATGGCCCACCGGGCACCGCCGTCAGCGTGTTGCCCAATACTAATGCCTTATTGGGTATTACTGAATCAGCCGAAGGGTATGCCACAGAAAATCAAAGATACTTGCACGTTTTACTAACTGATGCCAATGCTACCAATCCCACAAATGCTTTATCTATATATGGATATTGCCACGCTTTTCAAAGGTGGTTTGAAATACCTGAAAGCGAAGCCGGCGGTGAGGGACAGAACACTGCGAATGCCGCTTCTGCGTTTTCTGTTTCGGACTCCAGCCGGGCTCCTGCAGTCCAGGTACCATCCGATAGAGAGTATCGACGTTATGATATATCGGGAATAGACAAGGTTGCCTTTGTTAATGCAGATCCGGATGAAGTTGTAGTTTTCGCTGCTTGTAGCACATTTTGAGGAGAACTAGTAATGGCTGACTTTGGCTGGGCGTATATAAATTGTTCGTCCACTGGATCCGGTGGCGCCTATGGGCCCACGGGCTCGGTTCAATTTTTATGGACGAACCTCAATACTACAGGTTCGCAATATCTCATGTTCCATACAGCATCTGTGTATGGTTATCAGGCGAATACTTTAGTCTTAACTGGTGCTCTTTTAGTTTCAGGCGCGATTACCGCTAGTGATTTACGCGTAGAAACAATTACCAATATCGACGCCACAGGATCAACCTACTTTGGTGACACTAACGATGACATTCACATGCGCACGGGTAGTATGTATGTGGTGGGAACTACATCCGGTTCCGGCAGCTTTTATGTTTCTGGAAGTACCATACTTGCGGGGGCTCTCTCTAGTTCTGCCGCCTCCCAGCTTTCTGGGAATGTTATGGTTGGTGGTACTTTAAATGTTTCTGGCGCCACCACACTTGCTAGCACTCTTTCCAGTTCCAATACTGCAATTATTGTTGGGAACACTATTCTTGGAAACGCTCTAAACGTTTCAGGCGCAACCACACTTGGCGCGGCCCTATCATCCTCTGCGGGCGCCCAAATAGTTGGTAATTCTATTTTTGGTGGTACTTTAAATGTTTCTGGTGCTAGCGTATTCGCTAGTTCTGTTACCGCAGGCACTTCATTCATCATTGGTTCTGCTGATTTGAATGAAACCGATATGGAAAAGCTTGATGGTATCACCGATGGTACTGTTACAGCCAATAAAGCTGTCGTCGTCGACGGTAGCAAAAATATTGGTACTCTTGGAACAGTTGCTTGCGCGGCCATTACTACTAGTGGTCTATTTTCTAGTTCTGCTGGCGCAGCATTAGTTGGATCCGTTTCTTCGTCAGGCGATCTGGCTGTGACGGGAGCGGTGCATGCGACTGCTTTCTATGGTAATGGAAGTGGTTTAACAGGTGTTGTAGATGCTAGCAGTGGCGCCGACACCCGTATAGCAGTATTTTCGGACAGCGATACGGTCCAGGGGAATCCTAGTTTCGAGTTTGATGACGCCGGCGGCATGGTTACAATAGGTAGGGTGGTTACTACGGGCATTTCCGCCTCGGGCCCCGCAACTTTTGTTGGTAGTACCACCCTTGTAGGCACCTTGAATGTCTCCGGCGCCGCAACTCTTGCTGGTACAACGACACTTGGTGGCGCTCTGTCATCTTCTGCTGGAGCAGCATTAGTTGGGTCTCTTTCCTCATCTGGGGATTTGGCTGTGTCCGGCGCCGCGCATGCAGCCGCCTTTTATGGCGATGGTTCAGGGCTTACGGGCATAGGTAGCAGTGTTTCTGGCTCTGATAGGGTGTATTCTTCTACTGGTGTTGAGACTTCTGGTTATTTAAAGGCTTCTGGGAGCGTGGTCCTTGGAGATAATGTTAGTGACATTCACAAGATTTCCGGGAGCCTTTCGGTCTATCGCGATAATAACACGCTTGTAATGGGTGTCGATCCTAATACTTATACGACTACTATAATGGGACTTAACAGTTCCTATGAGCCTATTACCACCAATGCACAAACTTCATCGGAGGCATCCTTTGTTATTGGTATCAACACTGGCGATAGTGATGTAGATTTCCGAGTTCTCAGCGCCTCTACCGCGGGTTCTGGTTCTCTTTTGGTTATTAAAGACGAAGTTACGTCGAGATCTGGAACAAAAATTTATGTATCTGCATCGGGAGACGACACAATTGATGGACAAACTCACTATATAATCACAGGATCCATGGCATCGATTAACTTATATTCAAACGGTACCGATAAATGGTTCATTTTCTAACAGAGGAGCCGGTACTAAATGGCATACAATTTATTATCAGGTACCGTAATTGCCTCACAGAAGTATTTACCCGGTGATTTAATAGTAGAGAACCTTGTTTCGGGTTCATTTAAGGGCGACGGAACAAACATTGAAAATGTTCCTCGCGTATCAAATGCTGCTGATAACAGCCTAATAACTAATGTTGGCGGCAATGCCAACACACTAACTTGTGAATCTAATTTAACATTTAATGGTTCGACACTTAGTATTACTGGACACCTAACTGCCAGTCTCGGTGTTTCAGCCTCTTATCTTTTTGGAGATGGGAGCAATTTACATGGCGTTAGCAAGGCTTCAGGATCGTCTAGAGTATATACGACAACTGGTGTCGAGACCGCCGGTTATTTGAAAGTTAGCGGATCTTCATATCTTTCCGGTGGCATGGCCTATAACAGAAGAACATTTACAGCCGTAGCCACAGCCTCTACTGGTGATTATTATCTTGGATTAGATTCAACTGGCGGTGCTTTCGCACTTAAGTTGGTTGACGCCGCCAGCCTTACTAATGGGCAAACTATCGTTCTCAAAGATGAGGGAGGCGCCTCCAATACCAATAATATTACAATTTTTGCCAGCGGATCACAAACAATTGATGGCCAAAATTCAGTAGTTTTAGAATCACCTTATGCATCTATCACGCTTTATTGTAATGGCATCAGTAAATATTTCATCTGCTAAAAATTTAAGCCATCGAAGTTACTACTTATAAATGAGCAATATATAACTATTTTGCTTAGGGGCGATTTATATAAGAAGTCCCCCGGAGGATTTTTTAAATATGGCGTATAAATTTCAACTAGGATCTGGCTCATTTAGCGGATCTATGCGTATCGGGCCCGTTGTGAGTACCGGTTCAATTGTGGCCACCGGCTCTGTCACTGCGGGTACTTCGTTTATCCTCGGTTCTGCCGACTTGAGTGAAACCGATTTAGAGCAGATTGATGGAATTACTCCTGGTACTGCCATAGGCGATAAAGCTCTTGTCGTTGATGGCAACAAAGACATCGGAACCATTGGAACAGTTGCATGCGGGGCCATTACTACTACCGGACTTCTCTCTAGTTCCGCCGGCGCCAAGATAGTTGGCAACTCTATTTTTGGTGGTACTTTGAATGTCACCGGCGCTGCCACGCTTGCCAGCACCCTTACTTGCGGCGCCATCACCACCACCGCGCTCCTCTCTAATTCTGCCGGCGCCAACTTTATTGGTGCTATGGCGCTTGGTGCTACTTTGAATGTCACCGGCGCTATAGTTGGTAAAAGTACGATTTCAGCGTCTAGCAATATGCATGCTAACCAGCTTCAAATTGCAAATACCGAAGCTAGTGGCTCAACAATTTCAGGCTCCAATGCTATGATGTTTATTGACGGCGCTGACGGTTTCTTAAAGGGGATGACTTTTCAAAATTATGCCAGCCAGATTGCGGGATCTGGACTCACAGCTACTAATGGTAAATTAGCTGCATCAGCCGGCGGCGGAGATTCCTTCACCCCTGCAGCATTAGCAGTAAGTGGCACCGCCGCAGCAGGAATAAACTACATGACTGTAACAGTTTCAAGCTCCGTTGGGGTCAATTTGCCAGCCAGTCCCGACACGGGCGACCTTGTGTATATCAAAGTCAAAGATGGCCTCGATCCAGCCGCCACCCCGCCTTCCGTTGTTAGCATTGTTAGACAAGGATCACACACAATAGATGGTCTCACTTCAATAGATCTCGAATCTCCTTATGCATCCGTTGGTTTGGTTTATGTTGCTAGTAATGATTGGAGAATTATCTAATTTAAGCCTTCTTTCTAAAACATTGGACACCCTTCGGGGTGTCCTCTTTTTTGTGAAGACTACTTATAAAAGGAAACTAACCTTCTAATTAATATTAAACGAGGCAAGAAAATATAATGGCTTATAATAAAGACGCCCACATACCACTTGAGAACGAAGTAAGCAGGAACATCACAGGCCTAAGTGAAGAGCTTAATACAGTAAAAGCAACAGTTAGCGATCTTTTAAATGGCGAAGGCGCCGAATTAGCCGGCGTTTCTGCCGGAAATCTAACAGACCTCGAACAATTAAAGCTCGATAGTCTACAGAATGCAAATATTCAGGGCCAAACATTAGCAGATTTAGATCTCATATTAATATATGATGAATCCCGGGGGGTTCTTAGAAAAACAACATTATCAAACTTGCATAACGGGTATTTAAACTCAAAGGCTATCCATCCTGCAGGCTCTACCGGTCAGTTACAAATCAAAAGCCCCGATGGTATCGCAGCTACTTCTAATTTAGTTTATAAAACTTCAAACAATACGCTAGAAGTCGAAGGAACAGTTCACGCTACAAATATAAATGTTAATGGTTCAATTATCGCGGGCATCCATACAGTAACCGGAAGTACGCACAATATTACAGAACATGATTATACTGTTTTAGCCGATACAGCAGATAACAATATTATCATTAACTTGCCGAGCCCAGCAAGATGCCCCGGCCGGATTCTTAATCTTAAAAAGACAGCAGCATCTAATAACTTAACGCTCTCATGTAACTCTGGACTTGTTGATGGAATTGGTTCCAGAGTTGTAAAAAACAATAATTCGTCGCGCTCCCTCCAGTCCGATGGCACTAACTGGTGGATTATAAGCAAGAGTGGCACATAATATTAGTCTTTTCGAAAGAGAGAGCACTATTTATTTTGAATTAATGCAATTTTAGGAGCATATTAATGTCTAACTTACTTAGGGATGCTATCGTCGATGCAAGGGCGCTTCGTGAAGCTGCCCTCAAAAACGCGGAAACAACCGTAATTGATAAGTATTCAGAAGAAGTCCGCCAAACGCTAAGCCGGCTTCTGGAACAAGAAGAAGACCCAATGGCCGATCTCATGGCAGATCCTATGGCAGATCCTATGGCAGATCCCATGGCCGATCCTATGGCAGATCCTATGGCAGATCCTATGGCAGGCGGCGGCGAGGCTGGAGCAGAAACCGCCGGCACGGGCGAGGTAGTTGCCGAGGATATTCCCCTCGCAGCAACTGACAATTTTTCTGATAACGAGGGCGAGAATCTGAAAGGTCTCCCTCAATCTGGCAAACCAGTTGATGTTGAGATTAATCTTGACGCCCTTCAAGAAGCCGTTCAGCACATGCAGAACGAACAAGAGATAGATATTGATGAAGACAACTTACGAGAACTACTTTCCAAAGATGATTTGTATCTTGCAGAAATGTTTGAGACCTCATCTGGCGATGCAGCCGGTCTCCCACTAGGAAAAAGAGACGAGGATGAAGATCTTGATGAAGAAGTAGAAGCGGAAGCTCCCGAGGCAACCACAGAAGAACTGCAGGTTTCCAATGAACTAATTAACTCCATCGTAGAGGAACTTACAGTTGATCTGGGTGCCGATTTATCAGGCTGGGCCGGGCGGCCATCTTCCCATGTGAAGTACGAGATGGAAAAAGAACTTGCCCATCGCCGCAGCACCGAAGTCGAAGAAGAATTAAAGATTTTAAAGAAGGCTCAAGAAGAGTTGGTTTTCGAAAATAGCCAACTCAAAGAGTCGCTTGAACAACACAAGCAAGCAGTACAAGAGCTACAGGAGGCCACGCGTGACGTGAACCTTTCTAATGCTCGCTTGCTTTACACGAACCGTGTTTTGAGAAATACCTCCCTAAATGAGCGGCAAAAGTCAAAAATTGCCGACGCTATTTCAGAAGCTGGTTCAATAACAGAGGCAAAGACAATATACCAAACGCTCGAAAGCACAGTGGAGAGTTCTCCAAAGCGAGGACCACAATCACTGAGCGAAGCAATCGGTCGTCAGCGCACTTCTGTTATTCGTGCTTCCCGCAGGGAAAGCACACCATCCGATCCGCATATGGATAGGATGAAAAAACTAGCAGGTATCTTGTGAGATACAAATACATTAACATAGGAGGTATTTTAAAATGGCTGGTATTGTAGAAAGGTTGACCGAAGGTATTGTCAACCGTGATATGCGTGCCGAAGGGCATGCCGTAGTAGAAAAGTGGGGGCGCACAGGACTTTTAGAGGGTCTTGATAATGATCGCAAACGCGAATCTATGGCTCGCTTGCTTGAGAACCAAGCAAAGGAGCTTCTTCGTGAGAACAGCACAATGGCTGGTGGAGATGTTGAGGGTTTTGCAGCCGTCGCGTTCCCCATCGTTCGGCGCGTTTTCGCAGGGCTGATCGCAAACGATCTCGTTAGTGTTCAGCCAATGAGTCTGCCAAGTGGACTCATCTTCTTCCTGGATTTCACCGTTTCCACCAATGGCGCAGGTCTTCCTCGCTTAGGTTATGGTGCACCCAGTGGTTCGGAAGAGTCGCTTTATGGCGGAAACAGGGTGGCTAGCCAGATCACTGGTGGTGTGGTTATTACCAAGGCAGATGCCGAGCGTGGTCCTTATAACTTGAACAACGCATATGCATCTCCAACTGGTTCTGGCCCAGCAGGTAACTTTATTACATATTTGACTTCAAGTGTGTATAGTTCTAGTGCTGGAGAGGCTTTCCTTAAGCTTTGTCAGTATGATCCTGAGCTTGAGAGCGCAACAAACCCAACAGTTGCTATTGGTTACCTAAATACTGCTAACCTCGATCAGTTCAACCTTGACAACATGGTTTCGCTTACCCTGTCGTCTTCCACTGGTGATTCTGGTGGTAATGGAAAGGTCTGGTTGAGCGGTTCTGACGTTGGTGGTGTTCAGCTTCGTCGCTTGACGCGCCTTAGTGGTACGAGTCAGACAGTTGTTTTATTGACTGTTGCTGATTATAACGGTGCTGCTACTGCTGCTCAGATGGCTGCTGCTCTTACCGGCGCTTGTGGAGCATCTGAGGCTCTTGGTTCAGCCATGTCATGTTCCTGGGCACAGACTGATGACTTCACCGCGGCAAATGCCACTGGTGCTGTTGTTGGTCAAACGGCTTGGGGCTTGGAGAACAATGAAAAGATCCCCGAGATCGACATCAAGGTCGACAGTATTGCTGTCACCGCGATGACCAAGAAGCTCAAGGCTAAGTGGACTCCTGAGTTAGGACAAGATCTTAACGCATACCACAACCTGGATGCTGAGGTCGAGCTTACCTCGATTCTCTCTGAGCAGATTGCTCTTGAGATCGACCGTGAGATCGTCGAAGATCTCGTCGTGGGTGCGACCGCTGGTACATACTACTGGTCTCGCTCTCCCGGCCTGTTCGTGAATCGCGCAACTGGTGCTGAAATTGGCGCCTCTTCCGCGGCTCCCGACTTCACCGGTACCGTGTCTGAGTGGTATGAGACTCTCGTTGAGACAATCAACGATGTCTCCGCACAGATCCACCGCAAGACTCTGCGGGGTGGTGCTAACTTTGTTGTCTGCGGACCCGAAGTTGCCAACATCCTTGAGTTCACCGCTGGATTCCGTGCTTCTGTCACTCATGATGACGAGAAGGGTAGCATCGGCGCTGTTAAGGTCGGCTCTCTTTCCAAGAAGTGGGATGTCATCGTTGACCCCTACTTCCTCCGGAATGTCGTTCTCGTCGGACGTCGTGGTTCCTCTTTCCTTGAAAGTGGATATGTATACGCACCTTACGTGCCACTGCAGACCACACCCACCATCTTTGGCCCCGAAGACTTCGTGCCCCGCAAGGGCGTGATGACTCGTTACGCCAAGAAGATGGTCCGTCCTGATATGTACGGTCTTGTTATCGTGCGAGGACTGATGGGCGAAGCGGGTGCTACTAGCTAATCATTGATTAGAATAGAGTAAACAAAAAGGCCCCTATCTTTTTCGAAAGATAGGGGCTTTCTCTTGTGGTAAGACTATTTACCTGCGAATGAAAATATCATTCACAACCTAGTTATCGGATAGACTTTGAACTATCCCCTAGTATCGTTGAAACAGGCCGATACAGGGACACGATTATAAAAGGAGGGTTTTTAACTATGGGAACGAAAAGAATAGGCCTCGCGAGGATGGAGGCTTTGATTGAGAATTTGAAGAGAGATCTGGCAATGGGGGGAGGCACTATGTCAGGCCTTAGAGGCAAGGTGAACAACAGTCTCTTAAATACGGGAAGTGCTGTCACCACTACGCTTACACGCGCTCAGTCTGGAACACACTTCAACATTAACGGCACTGACGACATTGTTGTCAATATGCCAGCGTTGAGCACTAGCAACGTAGGAGTGAAATATTCATTCCTTGTGACTACTGCAGTCGCTAGTGGCAAGACAGTTACATTCGTGTTACCGGGTGCTGGCGTATCTAACTGGTACGCAACAATATTCCAAGAGGGCTCTGGCAGCGAGCCGAGCAAAGATATCGCCGGCGATACCCTAACGCTTATCGCCACATCGGCCATTGGTAGTAAGGTCGAAATGTTGTGCGTTGCTGATGATGGGACAAATTCCACTTGGCAGGTTCTGGTGATTTCCGATCAATTGGCCACCGTTACTTAATAACTAACACTTATTATTAATAAGCTTAAAACCCCTCTTCTTCGGAAGGGGGGTTTTTGTTTTCGAGAAAAAAGCCTAAAAACCCCGATCTGCCGAAAAATACCGCCATCAATTTTTTGAGATTTTCGGTTTTGTCAAATAGGCACTATTTATTATATAACCAAGGAGTTCCCCATGGGAAAAAAGAGAAGGCTGAATTCAGCCAAAGCAAAGTTTGCCGCAAAACGCAGCGCTCACCCTAGAGCCAAGCTTTTAGTACAACAAGTAGCTACAGAAGTAGCCACAGAGGCAGAAACTATTGAAGAAGTGTTGCCTGAAGTGGTCGAAGTTGTAGCCAAAACAACGCCTAAAACGACAAAGGCAAAGAAAGCGACAACGACGAAGAAAGCAGCCTCCAAGCCCAAAAAAAGGACCACAAAAAAGGCAACAACCGAAGCTTCTGCATAAAATAACTTAATCTTTCTAAAACAGCCTTTAGCTTGTCTGGGGGTTTTGTTTTGTCAGAACTATTTACAGCAGGAGAACTATATAGATGCCAACAAACCTTAGCCCTACCTCAACAACAAGCGCAATTGTCTTGACTTCTACTGGAAGCACTGCGCTAGCGGCTGCAGGGTGCCCATTCGGCATTTATACAGGATCCGCGGACTTCATAAGTGGTGCCTCTACACAAGTAGCCTATGTTTATAAGAAACTTGGCGGCGATGTTGTGGACATTGAATTAACGCCAAATAATGTATATGCAGCATATGAAGAGGCGGTGCTAGAATACTCATATATTATTAACCTTCATCAAGGCAAAAATATGCTTTCTGATGTTTTGGGAAACACTACTGGCACGTTCGATCACAAGGGCGATAAAAAAACGGGACCCGCGAGTGTTAATTTAAAATATCCAAGATTTCAAGTAGCATATTCTAAAAAGATCGGCGACGGGTTATCTAAAATCGCCGGCTTTGGAGGCACTGTGCGCGAGTATTCAGCTTCTTTTAAGCCAGTTAGTGACGTACAAGATTACAATATACAACAAATTATCATAGACGCATCAGATTCTGGTGTTGATGACGCCGGCAATGCGGTCGGCTATGCTGGAAAAGTTAATGATAAGAAGGTAAACGTCACACAAGTTTTTTACAAGTCTCCTAGGGCCATGTGGCGCTTCTATGGGTACTATGGTGGCGTAGGTGTCGTTGGTAATGCCTCGACTTACGGCCAGTTCGCAGATGACTCTACTTTTGAGGTTATTCCGACATGGCAAAACAAAATGCAAGCCATCATGTATGAAGACTCGATTTATACCAGGACATCACATTATTCATACGAATTAATTGATAATCAATTACGACTTTTTCCAACACCCAGTTATTGGGGATTTGACGAGCAGGACAGAATTTGGGTTAAGTTTTATATTGAAGGCAATGCTTGGGATGCAACAAGCGCATATACCGGTAGTATCGATGGTGTGAATAACATCAATACAATTCCTTTTGATAATATTCCATATGCAAATATCAATGCAATAGGAAAACAATGGATTCGCAAGTATGCGCTGGCCCTTTGTAAGGAGATGCTGGGCCAAATTCGCGGAAAATTCACCACAATGCCAATTCCGGGCGAAAGCGTGACTTTAAACCACTCAGAATTGCTCTCACAGGCCAAAGAAGAGCAAACGGCGCTAAAAGATAAACTGAGAGAGATACTCAAAGAAATGGAATACACAGCATTAGCCAAACAAGACAGCGAAAAGGCCGCAGCCGCCGCAGAAACCTTTAAGTATTCCCCATTGCCGATTTTTGTAGGATAACTAATGAATGTCAGATGAATGGAAGAAACCAGCCGCACCGCCACCGCCTCTTTTCCTAGGAAAAAAAGAGCGAGACCTTGTAAAACAGGTTAATGATGAATTAATTGAAAAAGTCATTGGTCAGCAAATTCTTTATTATCCTATTGATCTAGAAACCACCAATTTTCACGAATTATATGGAGAAGCGGTCGAAAAGACCTATTTGCCTCCAGTTCGAGTATATGCGTTAGTTGAATTTACTAACTATTCCACCGAATACATGGAAGGCATCGGAATCGATAAGGCTTGGGAGATTATGGTGCACTTTCATCGTCGCAGACTCACAGAAGACCAAAACTTGTTTGTGCGAGAGGGTGATTTTGTGCTATACGGCGATTTCTACTATGAGATCGTAAAACTCTCAGAGCCAAAGAAATTATTTGGTCAAATTGACCATAGTTTCGAGATTGCAGCTACTTGTAAGAGAGCCAGAAAGGGATTATTCGATGCTACCTGATAACTTTGACTTTGCAATGTTGCCTGCTGATGCAACCTCAACCACCTTAGAAGAAGTGGGTATTTTAGAATCTACTATTGAAACTATCGATTATGCAATGACTTCTTGGATCAAAGAAGATCTCAAGTTAACTACGCACACAAATGAAGGCTTTAAGGAGGTCCCAGTTTTGTGGCAAGCTCCCGAAAGAGCATTTCAGATTAAAAATGAAAAAGACTTAAGAGATGATGCCGGCGCTTTAAAACTCCCATTAATTAGCATTGAACGCTCTAGTATTACGAAAGATCCCGCAAGAAAAGGAGGCTTCCAAGCGAATTATTTTTCAAAGGATAAAAACGGCCGCACTGGCCGTATCGTAATTGCTAAAAAGATAGTTCAAGACAAAACTAGAAATTTTGCCGTCGCTTCCGGCACAAGAACTAACACAGGAGGCACCGAACAGCGCTATTACCCGAGAAAAAATAAAAAAGTAGTAATTCGTTCTCTATCTATTCCGATTCCTGTATACGTTAATATTGATTATAAGATTATCCTCAAATCTGAATATCAACAACAGATGAATGATATGATAGCGCCATTTATTGCACGAACCGGACAAATTAATGCTTTTGTTATGAAAAGAAATGGGCACTTATATGAAGCTTTTATTGATCAAAACTTTGCTCACAACAACAACGTTAATAATTTAGCTGAGGATGTGCGTATGTTTTCTGCCGAGATTACAATAAAGGTTTTAGGATATCTCATTGGCGAAGGCAAAAGCGACGATCGCCCAATTGTAAGAATAGACGAAAACACAGTAGAAATCTCGTTTCCCCAGGAACGAACTGCTCTCCCAGGCTCCGAAAACATATTTGGAGATATTTGGGACGGTAATCTATGACCTGATGACGGCTCAAAAAATTAGTTCCTGAAGAGAACCCCTATTTTTCTTTATAGTTCAGGAGCCGTTTGGTATTAGGAATACTATTTATTTTATGATTGCAGTAGCGCATATTCTACATTTTATACGAGGGAAAAAAACAGTATGTCAGTAAAGAATTTTAAATTTGTATCTCCCGGAGTGTTTATTAACGAAATAGACAACTCCTTTATTCCGCAAAGCCCAGGCGAGATTGGTCCTGTTGTAATTGGACGTTCCTCACGAGGCTTGGCGATGCAGCCAATAAAAGTTGAATCTTTTGCTGAATTCGTCGAAGCCTTCGGCGATGTTGTTCCTGGTGCTGGCGGCGGCGATATTTCTCGCGACGGCAACAATCAATCTCCAATGTATGGAACATATGCCGCAAAAGCTTTTTTGAATGCTAACGTAGCCCCTCTTACTTATATTCGTCTCCTGGGACAACAGGAAACTGGCGCCAGTAGCGATGGCATTGCTGGTTGGCAGACAGCCAAAACAGCGGCCCCCGCAACATCTCAAGATCCCGGCAATGGAGGCTCCTATGGCTTGTGGCTGTTCCCAAGTCAGTCAACCAGTGTGACTCTCGGTACCGGAATGCTCGGTGCTGTATGGTACCTCAATCATTCTGCATCTATTCGTTTAAGTGGAACCGTTCACATGGGCTCAGTCACAACCGCTTCGGTGGGCACAGTTATCGGCACCGACTCAGATAAATTATTTACGGTCCTTATTTCAAGCGAGCTACAAGGTACCCAAAAATTTAAATTTGGATTTGACGACGATTCTGAAAAATTCGTTCGCAAACGTTTTAATACAAATCCTCAACTGTGTTCGTCCCCGGGAAGCTTTTATACGACTGCTTCTTCGACAAATTATTGGCTTGGAGAGACTTTTGAGCAGGCACTCCGCGATTCTGGGAGCTTG